TCCGATTACCCTTACTTTTTTAGGAAGTTTTTCTGAAATATAAGAAATTCCATCACTGTTTTCTTTTTTATTTGATAATTCATAAATAGTAAATGAAACGCCTTTTACTTTTATATCTATTTCCTCTAATAATAAGTTTTTCATATGTTTATCTTTACTATAGTTTTTAGGAAAATAAAGTATGATTCGTAAATATAAAGACATGAACGTAAAAGAAAAAGAATTTGTTTTTTCTATTTATAATAAAATAGAAAAATATAAAATACCAATAACATTAAAACAAGCTTTTCAACAAAATATAAAAACATTTGTAGAAACAAAATTTTCTAATGGAAAAACAGAAATAGTAGATCCAAACATAGAAAGATATTTGGTTGTTAATTCTTTTTCTTATTTTTTAAATAATTATACTTTTATAGAAATTCCTAAAATAGGCGTACTTTCTTTTGAACCGTATTATTTTCAAAAAGAGTTGGCAAAAATAATTTTAGAACCTTTAAAAATAGTAACAGAAAAAAGTAGGCAAGTTGGAATTTCTACGTTTTTTAGTTTATATGCTTTGTGGAGAGCGTTATATCATGAAGCTGAAAATATAGACGTTGTTTCTTTAAAACAACTAAAAGCACAAAGCTTTGTTTCTAAAATGAATGCTACGTTAAACAATTTACCAAGCTTTTTACAAACAAAAGTAATTTCAAAAAATACACAATATATAAAATTTGAATTTCCAAATAAATCAACTTCAATGATTTTATCTGAATCCCAATCGGAAAACGCTGGTCGTTCTGATTCTTTATCGTTATTGATTATAGATGAAGCTGCATTTATGAGAAGCAAAAGAATGATAGAAGGAATAATAGCTTCTGCACAACCTACTCTTTCTAAAACTGGTGGCCAAATGATAGTAGTATCTACTTCAAATGGAACCGCAGGACCTGGAGAATGGTATTATTCTCAGGTGCAGCAAGCAAAATATGGAGATGAGGTTAATACACTTTTTGTCCCGATTGGGTGGTTTGAAGTACCGGACGATCCAAGAATAGATGGGCCAAAAAAAGGATATAATAAAGAGCTTGAAGAGTTTGTTAATAGAGATTATTTTAATAACAAAACGGTTCGAGAAGAAATGGAAAACTTCTTTAAACCAATAGGAGAAAAGTTTTATAATAAAAACGAATGGCTTAAAAAACAATTTGACGATTTGGGTGATGTTAGATTTAAACAAGAAGTTTTAAGAAAATTTATAGTTGGTGGCGATAAAGTATTTACTGAAGAAACTCTTGAAAAAATTCAAAATAAAATAAGAGAGCCAATTTCTAAAAATGAATTTGGAAACACAGAATACAAAGGTCTTTGGTTTTTTAAAAACCCCATAAAAAATGCTCGATATATAATAACAGTTGATGTTAGTTCTGGAACGGGGAAAGATTTTTCTGCTATTCAAATTTTTGATATAGAAAGATATGAACAAGTTTGTGAGTATAAAGGACATATTACTACTAAAAACTTTGCTATTTTAATTAAAAAATTAGCACTATACTATAACGAAGCTTTTGTTGTTGTTGAAAGCAATAGTATTGGAGAAGCTGTTTTTAATGAATTATATTTTTCTGATGATGCATATTCTTTTGTTTATAAAAAAACAAAAACAAATAACGGAATAACTCGTTCAACTGGCTGGGAAACTAACGTAAAAACAAGAAAATTAATAATTAATGATTTAATAGATTGGATAACCAGCGAAGAACTATTTAAAAGATTAAAGATTTATTCAAGACGATTGTGGGAAGAACTTTGTACTTTTATTTGGACTTCTGGAGGCAAGGCAGAACACGCTCCCGGTAGCAACGATGATCTAATAATTTCAATGGCCTTAGCTATTCATCTAAGAGGAAAAGCAGAACACAGTGGAGAAAGCTTTTTAGTGACCGAAGATGGCCAGATAGTTGAAAGCAGTAAAGATAAAAACAAAGAAGAAGAAGAATTTAATATTTTTGATGAAGTATTATATTCTGGAGAAACAGAAGAACAGATGATGGAAAGAAAAAGTTTAAAGTGGTTATTGTCGTGATATATATTAATGAAAATTTTAGAAAAAAAATAGAAAAAATTATTAATAACTCTACTTTTAGAAAAGCTAAAAATTTAAATAAATCAAGAGGGCTTGTTCATGGGCTATCGGTTAAAACTGGAAAAAACTTTGGATCTAATTTAGATAATTTAGAGAAAAATGAAAAAGCAAAAGAAAAAAGTAAATGGATAAGACAAAAATTACAAATATTAATGTTAAATAATCCAAATATTAATAAAAAAGAAACAATTAAGTTTTTAGAAAAACAATGGAATAGATTAAACAACACAAAAGAGGTAAATGATGTTAATTAATGGACAAGAAGTTGTTTTTGATTTAAAACAAGCTGCACAAATACAAGCAGATTTAAATAAAAATGATTTTATTATTGATTCTCTTAAAGGCGCTGAAAACCCAAAAGAAATTATAAAACAAAACGAAGAACTATCTTTTAATTTTGATTCTTTGGATTTAAGCGATGAAATGATGAGTCGAATTTCTCGATATAAAGTTTATAGAGAAATGACAAATCAAGAGTTTATACACCGAGGGCTTGAAATAATAGCAGATGACAGTACTCAATCAAATACAGAAGGAAATGTGCTTAAAATATATGCAGATGAAGAAAAGAAAAAAATATTAGAAAGTTTATTTTTTGATAGAATCGCTATAAACTATGAATTATGGAGTATAGTTTACGAAACTGCAAAAATGGGTGATAATTTTTATGAAATTGTTCCAGATGATTATAAAAATCCAAAAAAAATAATTGGTTTTATTTATCGTAATCCAGATAAAATAGAAAGAATTGAAAAAGATAATAAATTAAGCTATTTTGTTTATAAAACAAACACTATAGATCAAGTAGGGCAAAAAAACAAAAACGAAACAATAGAATTTAAGCTTCAACCTTGGCAAATAATACATTTTAAAATTGAAGATAAAGACTCGCTTCCTTATGGTGGAAGTTTATTAAAATCAGGTGTAAGAAGTTTTAGAAGGTTAAATTTACTTGAAGATGTACTTCTTATCTATAGAGTTTCTAGGGCACCAGAAAGAAGAATTTTTTATGTAGATGTTGGCGGACTTTCTCCAACAGAGGCAAAAAATTATATCAATAGATTAAAAAATGCTTATAGAAGCGAAAACTTTTTAGACCAAAATGGAAATATTAATAAAAAAGCAAATATACTTTCTATTAATTCAGATATTATTATACCGCGAAGAGAAGGGCAGCAAACTAGCGTTGAAACAATGCCAGCCGGAACCGCTTTAACTGGAGAAGATGGTTTATTAAAATATTTTAAAGATAATATTCTTCATGTAATGAATATACCAGCAGCTTATATAGGAGAAGAATCTAATAGAGCAGGAAATCTTTCTTCTACTGATATTAAATTTGCACGTTTTATTGAAAGAATTCAAAGTCAAATTCAACAGTCTTTATATAAAATAGCAACTATTGAATTGTTTTTTGCTGGCTATAAAAAAGAAGAGTTGGCTGATTTTATATTAGAATTTACCCCTCCTTCAAACATTAAAGAATTAAGCGATTTAGATTTAATTAACAATAGAATGAATATAATAGGAGTAATAAAAGGCTTAGAACTTTTTAGTGATAAATGGATTTTAAAAAATATTCTTAAAATGAGCGACAAAGAAATAGCAGACATTGAAATGGAAAAAATGTTTAATAAACAAAACGCTGCCCCAGAGGGTGGAGAGTTTTCTCCCCCAGCGGCTGGTTTTGAAGCAATGCCTCCTGAAGAAATTCCGGGAGAAACACCAGAGGAAACACCGGGCGAAGAGACGGAAGAAGAATTAGCAGCAAGTACAATTGTTAAGGTTTTAGGAAAAGACTTTTTAATTGAAAATAAGGAAGATTTCTTTAAATTAATGAAAGCTTTAAAAAACTCAGAGAAGAAAGAAAAAATAGAAATTTCCCCTATGTTTAAAATTTTATCTGAATACTTAACAGGAAATATACGAGAAGATAGAGAAAGAATTATATTAGAAGATACTACGCAAAAAAGAAAGAAAATCTCAGAAAATACAAATATTAAAAAACTTTTTATAATGAATGAAGTTGGTGGAATTGAATATACGAAAAAAGGTAGAATGGTTAAACTTTTTGAAAAAAAAGATAATAGCAAAGAGGAGTTGATATTATTAACTTAATTTTAAAAGGTTGTAAAGTTAATGGATAGAACCAACTATACACTAGGTCGGCT